TATAGCAGAGTTTAGACAAAATTTATCAGTACAAACTTCAGGCGGAGATAGTGGAAAGAAATATAGTTACGTTCCTGGTGAGGTAGTTTTAAATATGCCTATTAATGCAGAGCCATTTACAGTAAGGTTTTCTAATATGTTAACAGGGTGGTCTGCTAGTTTTACTATGCAAGTTAATAATCCTAATTCATTATGTAATGCTCCTATTGAGCCTAGTGATGAAGATAGAAATTCATAATGGATATAGAAACAACAGAAATAGAAGCGATATTAAGTAGTTTTGGTAGTAAGCTAATAGAAAAGGCTAGAGCTAATTTAAACAAGAAAGGTAAAAGAGCTAAAGGAACTCTATTTAATGAAATGAGTTATGATATAGAAAAGACTACTACAGGCATTAAGTTTAAAATGGACTTTGGTAATGCAGATGATTATTGGCAATTTATAGATCAGGGTGTAAAAGGGGCAGGTGGTTTTAAAGGTAGTGGTAGAGCTAGAGGTCAAGGTAGTCCGTTTAGATTTGGTAGAAAACAACCACCATTAAGAGCAATACTACCATGGATAAGTATTAAAGGTATAAAAGGTAGAGATAAGAAAGGTAGATTTATAACTAAAAATTCTTTAGCTTTTCTTATAGCTAGAAGTATAAAACAAAGAGGTTTAGAAAGAACTAGGTTTATAACAAAGCCTTATGATGATATGATAGGAGATTTAAACTCAGAGATAGCGGAAGCATTTGCAGTTGATATAGATAACTCAATAGAAATAGAACAACCAGATAAAATAGAAATAAATTTAAGTAAGAAGTAATGGCGTATACAATAGAACAAAAACCAAATCAATTAGCAGGAGCAAATAATCCTATGATATTTGTTTTAAAAGAAAGTACATCAATTATAAATGACGCTAAATTCAAATACGTTGCTAAAATATACAAGAGTACAACTAACGCTAGTACATGGACATTGTTAACTACTATTAAGGTTCATAAAAATAATGCAGGTGTAGGAATAATAGATATACATAAAATAGTTAGGTCTAGCTTAGAAACACAAGAAACAAATGTAGGTAATATTGCAGCAGACACAATAGATGGTAGTATACACTCAATAGGAATAAGTGATACCTCTAATTCTTATTCACAAAATACAAGTCAAGTAGTAGGTATAAAAGTAGAGGGGGGTTATGAAAAAGCGACAAGTCAAACTGCTGCTCCTGTTTTAACTTTACCTAGTGGCGGTGTAGATGGAGCTAGTGAAATAATATATTCTATACCTGCAACAACACCTTTTACTAAAACTGCTAGTAATGTAGGGGGGTTAGATATAGACGGAACAAACAATCCTTTAACAAATTATATACCAAGTGGAGCAACAAAGAAGTTTTTAACTAATGCCCCAAGAGTACAATTTGTTAGAGGTAGTAGTACAGCAGCAGACAATATAGATGAATTAACAATAGCCTTTATAAATGATGGATTAATAACTGATGGAGATGTGTTAGTAAAGATGGCTATAGAATATTATAATAGCTCAGGTGGTCAAATAGGCTCTACTAAATACTTTACTAATGATGTAGCTAGTGGCGGTAAAGCTACTGCTGATGATGTAAAAAATAGTTTGTTATATTTTGGTTGTGGTACTGCTAACTTACAGAACCAAGTTGATGTTAATGATGCTCAACCTAGCGATTTTACAGATTGGGCGTATTATGTTATATATGGAGCTGATGGTTCTGGTAATCAAGAAACAGATAAATATTACTTCTATAGATACGGAAGTGGAGCTACAGTAGATGATAGACACCAAAGCTGTACTAGATATGATAATATTAGACTAGCTTGGCGTAATAGATTAGGGGCTTGGGATTATATGAACTTTAGGGGTAAATCAACAGAAAGCGTTGATATAAAAAAAGAGGAAATGGAAAAAGTAGTTGGTAGTTGGAATAGTGCTACGTTTGACTATGAAAATTACGATAGAGGTAGAGAAACTTTATTTACTGAAGCAAAAAGAAAATTAGTAGTAAATAGTGATTGGTTAAATGAAGATGAGGGAGCTTGGTTAGAAGAATTGTTTACGTCTACTAACGTACATTTATTAGCAGACAATAGTATTGTATACCCTATGATAATTACTAATACTACATATACAAAAAAAACAAGTGTAAACGATAAAATAAAAATACAATACACAATTAATTTAGAATACGCAAACAAAGTAAAAACTAATAGTTAATGGACGTAAGATTAGTTGCATATAGACAAACTGATACCGCAACACCTTTTGATGTAGATCAATTTGAGTTAGATTTACAACAAGCTCCTAATGTTGTAGTAAATTATAATTGGTTAGATTTAAAAAACCCTGACCAAAGGAGAGCTAGTTTTAGTCAAACAATTAAACTACCTTTTTCAAATCGTAATAATGACTTTTTTGAAAATTATTTTGATGTTAATTTAGACACTTTAATATACAATGCTCAGACAAAATTTGAAGCTATTTTATATATAGATAGTGTACCACAATTAAAAGGTTTTATACAACTTAAAGGAATATATTTAAACGCTAGATTATACGAAGTATCTTTATTTGGAAATACAGCAGATTTTTTTACAGACTTAAAAGACAAAAAACTACAAGACGCTTTTATAAATGTAAATGATTCTACAGGAGCTATAACAGAAGACAAACAACTAGATCATAAGTTAACAGTAGATAATGTAATTAATAGTTGGACTACAGGGGTTACTACTACAGAAGATACACCAACTACTACTAACGATATAATGTACCCTATAATAGATTATGGTTTTTCTAGCCAACCTTTAAGCTCCTCTATGTTTTGGTCACCTGACGATTTATTGAATGAAATGGGTTTTACAAATGAAAATTATCTTTTTGACAATTTAGCTGTTTTAAATGCCTTAGATCAATATGGAGTTATAAGACCTAGTATGTTAAAACCTGCAATAAGAATACAAAGATTAGTTAGAATAATATCTCAAAAAACAGGTTATCAAATTAAAAGTACATTTTTAGGAATTGATGACACAAATGAATCTACACCTGTAACTGACACAAATTGGTTTAGTAGAATATTTATGACGTTAGCTCCTCAACACGAAAGAGTACAGACTAGATTTAAACTGTCAACAGATAGTAATAATGGAGCTTTTGTAGGTTTTAAAGGAACAAATACAGGTACGTTATTATCAGCAGCTATAAACTTTTATAGTGGCTCTTTAACTAATATATCATATCCTTATTTACTTTTAAATAACGAAGATTACGATCCTAACAATATGTTGTTTCAAACGTTATCGGCAATGCCTGTTTTTATAGACCAACCAGTAGAATTTGCTCCAGGTATATTTTTTCAAAATCAAGACTTAACAGGTGTAGACACGTTGCTACCTAGCGGTCAAGTAGAAGTAGAAACAAAATTTACTATAGTAATACCAAATCAAACTACAACTGGCTCTGTATTAGAATCTATTGATTGTTTTGCTCAATGGAGAAGCTATGAGGGAAACTCTTATGCTTTAGATACTCAAAGTATAACATTAACTCCAGGAACTCACGAATTAACTTTTGTCCACACTTTACCTACAGGTACAGGTTTTGGTTGTTATTTAGTTGTATTTTTCAACAATGGTGAAAGTCCAGATAGTTTATTAACTCAAACTTGGACACCTGTAATAAGCAATTTATCTATTCAAAGTTTAGGTAATGGTCAAGTAGGTATGTTTAATGGACTAGAAAAGGGAGAGGTAAGTATGTTTTACAATATGCCTGACATAACACAAGCAGACTTTATAAAAGATTTAGTAAATAGGTTTAATTTAATTATTAAAACTGATCCTGACAATGAAAAGTTATTATTAATAGAACCATATCAAGATTTTATAGGTGGTGGTTCAACTAATTACTGGACAGAAAAACTTGATTTATCAAAAGAACAAGTAGTAAAATCTACTAATGAATTACAAAGTAAGTCCTTA